TTTGAATACTGGACTAGAGCAGACGGTCATGCAAAATTCTGGAGACATTATTATACCAGTGTGGCAAATCGACAATACTTTGATGTCAAAGAAAATATACAGTTACAAACAATCCGCAATCACTGCAAAGCACACAACGTCCCTCTCATACTTCTTACAATCAATAACTGGTCTAAATTGAATTTTGATTATCGTATAAAGGTGAAATCGGAAGCAAGAGCAGAAAGGGGTCATCCAAACAAACTTGGACATAAAAGAATTGCATCTGATATATTGAAAATATGGAAAAGGTAGATTTATTCTTCTGTGGTGATAGTTTCACATGGGGTGAAGAATTACAAGGAATTGATAACAATCATCGTAGAAGAGAAAGGGAAAGGTTCTCAGGTGTGTTAGCAAAAAGGTTAGGTAAAACTCATGTGAATGTTTCACGTAGTGGAACAAGTAATGATTGGATAGTGCAAAAGACTATCGAATGGTTTGAACAGGGTAACAGTTGTGATACCGCCATCATTCAGTTCAGTCATGAAAAGAGATGGTTGTGGTACGATAAAAAAGGCAAGCAACATCACATGCCATCCAAGTACAAAGAGCAAGAGTCTTATCTTTACACGAGCACTGAGAAAGAACAAGCACAGCATGCTTATATGAAACATGTTGTGAGTAAGGATTCAGTCATTGATAATTATTGGAAGAACATGTTTATGATACGTAACTATCTAAAGGATAAGTGCAATATCATTCACCTCAACCTTTGCGAAGTACCAAGGGTAAAAAACTTTTGGTATGATGTGGTGGGTAATATTGATATCATGGAACTCAAACCTTTGCTCAGAGGTTGTAGAGAAAATTTCACTCCTATACTGAAAAGTGACATACTGGACAACAATAATAATAAAAGATTCTCAGGAGCACATCCAAGTGCAAAAGGGCATGAGATTATTTCTTATAAAATTCTAGAGCAGCATTCATATCTTCTTCAAGAATATTCTTAGGTAGTGGTTTATCTAAACCAAGTGTAGAGTAATCATTATTCAGCAAAGCAGCATCTAAGTCAAACTTTTCAAAAGGTATTTGATACTCAGTAAGTAAACCTTCAACTAAATCTGTAAGTCGCAGACTACCCTTTAGTTTTTTTTCTCTCTTTGATTTCTCTTCATCAAGCATATTGAATAAGTATTTTTCGTGTACCTTGTCAGTTTTGTATGGTATAATATTACGTCTCTTCTTTAGTTCACTAATTGTATATTCTAGATCTACTCTCATATTTCGTTGTCTTCTCTCTACCATCTCATTGAAATCTTCAGTTCCTATCTTACCATAGTATCCTAATAATAGAAAAGGATTCACTATAAGATCCTGTTCAAACACTTTGTCAAAAGACTTATATAAGACTTGAGGGTCGGTTGACCAAGTGCTGTATCTTTCAATTCCGTCTTTACCCCAATCAGACTTGAGATCATATACACCATCTACGATACAAGCAGGTTTATGATTCTTAATCTTTACTTTTCCATTCTCTTCATATATGATTTCTGAAGTGTCTCCACCTCCATATAATATAAAGAATGCAGGCCACTTCTTTCCTGATATTGTGGAGATAGCAGTCTTCTTTCCATTCAACTCAAAGAGTTGCCAGATCTGCATCTTACCACTTCTGATTCCTCCCCAGTACGTAAATTTCATACTTTGTTTACACAATGAGACAGCATGGTGATATCACCAGCAAACGGTATAAAGGTATAACCCTCATCTATCTTTTCTTCTAACTCGTCAGAATGTGGTTGCACCACATGACATCCCACTGGAACTTTTTTACGAATACAAGTCTCTCTTACATGCTTTACGATTTCTTTGAAGGCATGACTCTCAAACTGTCCTGTAATATTGAATGATGCTGACAAGTCATAAGGTCCTATCATAACTGCGTCGAGTTTATTGCAGTCAAGTATCTCATTGATATTGTTGACACCATTCTGTGTTTCTATCATACCAACTAGAATCGGATTATCATCTATATCATTATTGAACTCTATACCATAGCAATTTCCACGATTATATCCTACCCCTCTCTTCCCTCTCGGTGGATAATTGATGCTTGAGTATATTTTCTCTACATCATCTGCAGATTCTATATTAGATATTATAATACCACCTGCTCCCACTTCCATTGCACGAACTGCTTGGTATTCATCAGTCACTCTGGCAAAAGGAAGCGTGTTATTGAGTTCAAGTGCCCGAAATATATTTGGTAGATGGTCTATTCCTATGGAACCATGCTCTAAATCTACTACAACCCAGTGAAAATTTGATTTTCCCATGATTTCAGCAATTTCTGGTGAAGGAATAAGCATCCAACCACCTATCGATGGGTTACCGATAGATAGTATAGTTCTTATGTAATCAATTTTTGCGTTTTTGTTCATGATTTTGTTCTCTGGGTGTAGTCTAACATATGGTGATGAGTTAGTAAACCGAGAAAAAGATAGATTTTCAAAAGATCACACCAATATTGCTCAGTGTGGTATGTCAAATGACATGATTGTCATGAAGACAATACAGTATATAGAGCAAAATCCTGATGTTGACTATGTTGTAACTCAATTTACAGTTCCAAGAAGAGTAATTTACTATAATAATGGTTGGAAAAACATAACTCCTTGGACAAAAAACACTGAATCAAGGGTATTTTACAAATATTTGGACTCTCAAGAGTTGAGAATGATGAATTTGTGGAGAAATGTTTATATTTTAGACCAATACTTGCGAGATATTCCGCATTATTTTTGGAGAGCGAGCGAAGGATCAGAAAAAAACGTCAAAGATGACTGTGTTTTTAAGAAGTTGGTGCCTTGGAGCGACATGGTGACCTTATATGACCTGATCGGCACCCCAGAAACACACCCCAAACATTATGTTACTGGTCACCCTAGCAAAGAAGGTCACAATTTGATCGCTCAACACCTCCAAGGCGTTGTCCCAAATTCATTATACCACTCATCATAGTACTTGGCAAGGTATTTTCGACCAAAAACCAAGTCACCATCAGTCAAATCCTCTAAATCTGAGTTATACTGGTCAGCAAGGTTTTCATGGTGGGGTGCTTTTGTTCCCATTTCAGGATAATAGCAGTTAGGCCATAGGTTTTTGATGTCGAACTGTAAAAAATTGCTAAGTTTTGCTAAAGCAGCGTTCTTACCACCCCAAAGATCCTCAGAAACGATAGTTGTGGTATCAAAAACAGACTTATAATACTTTATTCGCTTGACATACTCACAATTTATGCTATAATTGCCCATCTTAAGATAACTCCAGTAATAATCTTTGGAAGTTGGGTATTTTTTACGTAAATTTTCGTCAGTTTGATATTTGTGAGACAATTCACTGTATAATCTACGAACTGGATCACGAAAAATGATCAAAACCTTGATTTTAAAGTGTTTTTTCAGTTCTGGTGCAATTTTTTCTAAAAAACTCAGTGGTAATTGGGAATTACTGTTTGAAAAGTCGGCAACATACGAATATTCGTGTTTTACTCTTTGATAATGTCGAATATAGTAGTTGATGTAAGTCTCAAGAGTTGGTTTTTTATATAATTCATGGATTTCTTCTAAATTTTGGTGAAATGCATATTTACTTCGTCTTCCCCACTCATATTCCCAAACTGGACTTGTAGAATCCTTGATGAGATTCTCATAATCTGGTTTTCTCCACTCCCAAGCGTCATTAGTGTACACATGATACAAAAGATGGTCTTCTTTCTTCAATCCGACGTGAGCACACTTGTTTGAGCACTGTAAAGTCATGTAAAGCGGACTTGTAGCACTCCAACCCGTACCTGCACCAATTATAAGAGGAGTTCTCACTTTCATAAGTATATCTATGAAACCAAAAATGCTTCTAATAAGTGGATGGGGTTGGTCAGCGACTTCCCCTCTTGTTTATACTCTTCAACGCAATGCGAAGTACGCTCATTTTGGTTATACGAAGGTTTTCAGATACCTTGGAGATGTAAAATTCAAACTAGCACGTCTTTATGAAAAGGTTTCTAATAATACTTGGGAAAATCATAAAAGCGAAGAAGATGGTCACCGAATGAATCTGACAATAGATTTAGAACCTCTACGTGACTTTCCTTTAGACCACTTTACTAAACTTGTTACTGGTGAACGTACTATTTCAAAGTACGTAGAGTTTTACCATGCACTTTATGATCATGTTGTATCTAAAGGTTATAAGTCTGTAGGAGATAATTACATGGATCGACGATATAAAATTCCACAAGATGAACTTGAGGTTTTCAAGTCTGAATTTGATATCAAAGTTCTTTTCATTGCAAGAGATCCTGTTCGTCGTGCCTTCTCGCACTACCTCACTAAGTTGGGTTGTGATCATCAACCACGAGAATTGAAATTTTTCGATTACATACACACATTTGAAAACTTTCGCAAATCTTATGGTGAGTCTAATGTCTATATCACTGTCATGGAGGATTTATGGGAAGGAGACGGTGCTAAAGGACTTTCGCAGTTTTTAGATCACCCTATTGATAACCTGTGGAAAAACCTATATGCTCCAGACAGAGGTCATCTTCTAAAATTCGACAAAGATGTTCCCTGTCAAGCATTTGGTCAAGACCTGTTAGAACTTACACCTGATATATACAATAATATAAAAAAACAATATCAATACATCTACGATGATTGGGAGACTTACTTTGGTTCTCTCCCACTGCATTGGGGACAACCATTAAGGTACTCATGAAACCAAAAATGCTTCTGGTGGGTGGATGGAATCATTCAGGAACTTCTCCTCTTGTATGCACCCTTCAGA